TGGTGGAGTTAAGGAGAGCAGCCATTGCCAGGGATGGGCAGCAGACATACATTGCAATGATGGAGCAGCTAGGTTCATCATCATCAATGCGCTGATAAAGTCCGGTATAAACAGGATTGGAGTGGACAGTGGATTCATCCATTGTGATTGTGATCCAACTAAGCCTCAACAAGTCATCTGGACTTATTGATATGCAGCCAGAATTAAAAGAAGAATTGATTAAGCTAATGCATGACACTCCGGCCTACGGAGCAATAATACTGACTAAACTAAGCAACCCAGACACAAGTACTTTTGGGGAATTTGAGGCTTGGGTTTATGCTCATGGCTGGTTTTGGCTGCTGATGTATAGGTTTAGTGTCATCATTTTTGACATCCATAAAAAGTTAAGCAGTCCTGTAATTGACCTGATTGATGGCAAGGTTGTGCATATCTCTGGCTACGAAAAGATTATCTACGAAATTAAAAAGCTGTTAAAATGAGCATAAGTAAGGAAGGCGCACTGATACTTTTGGCTTTTGCTATATATATTGGTGGAGACATATACACTACCAGAATTGCCCATGAGAAAATTCAAAAGCATATTGAAGAGAGTGAGCAATGGGCAGCGGGTGCTGTCTTCCGCATGGCTAACCTTGAGCAAGAAGTTGATAGCCTTAATGCGCAAAGTAAAGCACTCGCTAAAACAGCTCTTTATCTCGATTCATGCAATCAGCAGAAGACGCAAAAGGCGGACAGAGCAGAGCGAAGAGGCAAGTTCGTAGGAGGCCTGCTGAAGGGGCTATTCCCGGGTCTGTGAGTTCAAACCTATATAGCAAGCGCATGCAAGTTTATGCCTATACATGCGCAACAGTAGTGCTTGTAGGGCTTCTGATAGGTGTAGGCTGGCTATATAAGATTGAGAAGGTAAGCCAATCAGATTCGGTGCTGATGTTCATTCTAGGTCAAGTTCTTGGAGCTTGGGTAGCACTGACAAACAAGATTTTCCGCATCACAGCACCTATCATCGGGAGTGCTGATAATCCTTAACTTTGTGACATGAATTGCCTGCAAGACTACATTGGATTGAAGGGCTGCACTATTGGTCAGCCTCTTTCCGGCCTATATATCAATGACTATCCTGGAATGTCTTCTGAGCTTCTGGATATGTGAGGATTAAGAGAGACATTCAGGCTGCTCTTTTCACATCAGCAGAAGCTCAGCTAGATCAAGTGCTATTCCAGACTCGCAAAGAGTTTGTGCAGCAGTGGCAGCAAGTGCAAACTGTGCCTGCTGAGGCAATTCTTAAAGGCACATTTGTAAGCATCCAAGGTAGCAAGTACCTAAGCCTAAGAGTCAAGCAGATATTTATCTTCAATGCAGGCGCACCTGTGAATGATGTGCCTTGGTACATATTTCAAACTCAGGATGGCAAGCTGTTAGACTCAGGCACAGCTGACCTGGTTGAGGGCATGAACTACATTCCTGTGAATAGTGAGTTCTTCTCTGACTTTGACAAGCTGAATGTGATGGTAGCTGTGGATTGCACCAATTTGCCAACAAGCACCGGAATGTTCAGTGACTATGGCTGGCAGCAGATGGATTTAGAATGTGCATCCAGATTCAGCTACCTATGGCGCAATGGATGGAGCATCTTTCCGGTGACTGCTCCGCTAGGCTATGGATTCGGTGACTCATGGAGTCAGGATAATAGCCAATCAGGTGTCTACATTGATGCTCAGCTTTTGTGCAGCCTTGACTCCTTCATCTGTGGGCAGAAAGAGTTCTTGCTTGATGCCTGGGCTAATCTCTTATGCTACCAGATACTATGGCAAAAAGTAGCCAGCCCAAGAGCAAACTACTTTGCGCAAGGCAACAGAGAGTTCACTGAGAGGGCTATGGCTACTTTCCTTGATGGTTACAACCAGAGCTTAGCAATTTGGGCTAGGCAGCTTAACCTAAGAGGAGAAGGCCTATGCTTTAATTGCGACAATGCAGGCCTGATCCAGCAGGGTTTTGTGAGGCCTTAAAAGACGCACTGTTCAAGCCTCTCAATTTCCCTATTGAGATACCACTGAGCTTTCTTAAGGTCTTCCAACTTGCTGCCTTTCTTGCCTGCCCTGGATAGATACTTGATCACATTGCCTAGGCAGAAGGTCAATTTCCAAGCCTCAATGACTTTGATGGCCTCATAAGGGTTTTCTTTACCTCCATAATGCTCTGGGTGATTTACATTGTCCATAGTTTCTCTGTGTTTATTTCTGACATTGACCTGTCTGATAGCTCATCAAGTGACTGATATATTTTGCCGCTGAAGTACCATCCTGCCTGCCTAGGTTTAGAACGCATGTTGATAAGCTCTGCCTTGATAAGCACATCATTGACATCAATGCTTGCCTGATTGTCAATAATGAAGTCTATAAGCTCTTCTATTGGATTGCTCATAAGTTCAGTTGGTTACAATTTGTATCCGTCTGTCGCAAATATTGCCAACTTTTGCGACACAATTCTACGGCAAATGTTTGAGTTTGCCTTAGTTGTATGCATTCTATCCGCCATAGGTATCTCTGTAATATTGTTCTGCGTCTTTTGTTGAATCAAGTATCTCTCCTGCTTCATCGGCAACACCATGACCATAGGCATTCATAACTTGCTCCTTCTCCATTTCTTTGGCTTGTTCAAGAAACTCAGAATAATAAGAGCTAAATTCTTTACCGTTCTTATTTTCAATTTGCTCAACAAGCCACTCAACTGCCGTTTGCTTATTATTCATAGGTTTCGTTGTAGTATTGTTCTGCGTCTTTTGTTGCGTCAATTATTTCTCCCGCCTCATCAGCAATGCCTTGTGCGTAAGCATCAATTATTTGCTTTTTCTCCATTGCTTTGGCTTGTTGTAAGCACTTAAGTTTTTCTATTGCCAATTCAATTTGTGATAAATTCCCTTCAAGAAATGAAATAGTAAGCTCTGTATCTTTTGTGGCAAACCACTCAACGGCAGTTTGTTTATTCTCCATATAATTTCTTAGTGTTTATTCCTGTGTAAGTGTGGACGAACTTGCTTAATTCCTGGCCGCACGAGATAGCCATCTTTTCCATGTCGTCAATACTCATTCCATCGGAACTCTGTATATTGTACATTTTGTCTATAATGGCCGACATAAATATCTTAGTTGCTGCCCGAAATCCATCATCCGTGTAATGGGGCTGAACACCATCCGTTGCCTCTGACTCCAAAAGTGCGACCTCTATTTCGGCAAGTATTGGACTAAGCCATTGCCCTAATGTTTTATTCTTCATATCTTATTCATTTACACATTGTTTAATTGGTTACAATTTGTATCCTACTTTGAACACATCGTTGAATCCAACAAGGTGTTTTTGTGTTCGGGGTGGGAGTTGAACCCACAACCTTTTCTACTTGCTTCTCTTTTAGGCCATATTGTACAAATCTCAACGGTGAAACTGTACATATACTAACAAGTAAAACTGTTCATCCAGCTTAACTTCCCGACCATTTTACGGCAAACTTAAACTATTGCCGTAATAGTGTGCAGTCTATTCACCATAAGTGTCTCTATAATGCCACTCAGCATGCTTTTGCTCCATTCCTTTCAGCACTACTTCAGCTTCCTGAATGCCTTCAATATATGTAGCTATTATCTGCTCTTTCTCCTTTTCTAAAGCCTTGACCAGCAGGTCAGCCAGGTAAGCCTTGGTGACCTTAACATCACCAAAGCCTAAGTGTGTTTCTGAGCTACTTGAAAGACTATCAAGCTGAGCAATGACCCATCTGGCTGCTGTCTGATTAGTATTGCTTTCCATGGAGTCGCTCTCTGGTTGAGTTATAAATCAACTTCTCATCAATGTGCCTCTGAATGTCAATGCCTGTGCCTCCGCAATAATCAAGGATTCTAATTACTGCATCAGCAAGCTCATCCTCGAAGGTGTCCTTGATTGCAGTGGTGAAGCTAGCCTGCTCATTGTCATAGGCATTCCAATCTGCTTTTCTGTTCTTCCGATGAGCTTCACAAGCCTCACCTATCTCTGACACTATTAGCATCAGCACTTCGCCTACATTGCGCTCCTTATCCCAGAATCCTTTCTTCTGGTTTGCCAGGTAGATTTCATAGGCCAATTCGTTTAAGTTAACCATTGTCTTTATTGTTTATTAATCGTTCTAAAATGTAAAGTATGTAACGCAGGGAAGCCAAGCATCCAGCAAAGTAAGCACTACTGCACCGACCTCCTTGCTTATTGTCTTGCATCCATTCCTTCTGCTTGATCTCACGGAGCAATACAGTCCTGAGCTGTTCTAGTTGAGTCATAGGATCAATTCATCTAAGTTGATTGCATGCATTTCTAAGGCCTCAGTTATTGCATTGCTGACATCTTTAAAATCAATATGCTTACCATCTTCAGAAGTGTCTGAAATATTGTATAAAGCCTCTTTAATGCTTACAATGCATAAAGCCATATCCAATGCCTTAACGCACCGAAAGTGCGCTATTGCATCATCTCTGTCATCCAGGTTAAAAACTAGCTGTGCTTTCATTTTGCTTGAAGAATTTTAGTTGATTTTCTATTTCCTATGTGCTTGACAAAGCCTCTGCAAAGTGTTGCAGCACTAAATCCTAGCTTCCGGTAGTGCTGATTGAAGTCTATCTCAGCCTGAATGTGGTCACTTGGATTCCACTTGCAGAAGTCAGAGAAGTGACCAGCAGCCCGATAATCTGATAACCTGCGCAGACCAGGATTCCAAGTCATGCCATGCCAATGCTTGCGGTAGTTTACAGCCATCTCCTGAAACCGGACATTATTGTAAGTAAGCCTAACACCATTAAGCACCGGATGCCCATTGCGGTCATTAGGATGTCTAAGCCAGACAGTATAGATTCTTCTGTCCTGCATCAGCACTTCTCTGGAGTCGCTTATAAAGCCTTCCTGGTAGAACTCCCAATCATCTTCGCAGTGGAAGATGAAAGGAGTCTGAACTTGAGTGTACAATGTGTCAATGGCATTTACTTGGCCTAGCCTATTGCT